GACTAACGACCAGCGACTAATTAAATACCGTCCTCTACCGCTGTTCGAGGAGGAGCTGGAGATACTCGCCCCGCGAAAAAAACAGCACATGTTAGACTGGATGGGCCAGTATTACGTACTGCCGGCGAAATCATCGAGAATCAAGGGACCGTGGCAATTATCGATAACACCGTACTGGCGGTGCGTTATTAACTGGCTGTGCGATCTTACTACGCGGGTTATATGGGTCTATGCCGCCACGCAGACGGGCAAAAGCGTTATATTAGGCGGCTGGATGGGGTACTGTATTGATATCGACCCGGGGCCGATGAAGGTGGTCCTGCCCGATGAAAAGGTTATCAAAAAGAGAATTAAGCGGCTCAAGCCGGCGTTCGAAAACTCACCGCGAATATTGCGACACCTTGGCGGTGATATTCGCAACCTTCTAATCGGCGAGCCGACCGATTTGGATAATATGCAGCTTATCTTAGCCTGGCCTACAAGCCCGATTACCCTTTCGGACGATCCTTCCCGTTACGTGGCGGGCGATGAAGTCGCATTATGGCCGCAGGAAGTTAAAGACGATACCGATGCGATAAGCCTTTTGGGCAATCGAACGAGGACATACGAGCAGATTTCAAAGCAGTTTTACGTAACAAGTCCGAAAAACAAGAACGATCTGGCCGATATCAACTTCGAGGCCTGCCAGAAATGGTCTATTCATATTCCATGCCCGGAATGCGGGGTATATCACGAGGCGATGTTCGAGAATGTCAAGCTCGAAAAAGACAAAGACGGCAACTTTCTCAAGCCCGCCGATTACAAACGCGGCCACGGACGAAAGAGACATGCCTGGTATGTCTGCCCGAACTGCCAATCTAAATGGTCGGAGCTCGAGCGCAAGGCGGCCATTTCCGGATGCCGGGCGTGCCCGGAAGGATGCACGATAGGAAAAGACGGTGAGATCATCGGGCAATACGAGGATTCGACACAAAAGGCGATAAGAATACCGTCCGTACTGGTTGATCCGATGTTCACGACGGTAGATACCCTGGCTGCCGAATGGGCGGCGGCGGTCAGGCATAAACATGCGGGAAATATACTTCCGGAACGGAATTTCTGGAACAATCAGAACGCCCGCGCGTGGGAGCAGAGGGAAAGGGCGACTTCGCTTACTATTTTGCAGTCTCATATTAGCGATTATTCGATGCGGGACCGCAATGTTCCGGCAAAGGTTCAGATAATATGTCACGGTATCGATGTCCAGTCCGATCACGTATGGATAGTGACAAAAGGCTATGGCTATCGAAATGAGCAATGGCTTCTTTACGCCGGGCGAATAGAGACCGGCCATACGGGCAGGCCGGAGAACTGGGACATCGTCGAGCAGGTAATCCGGGCCGACTGGATTTCTGAGGCGGATGAGACAATCAAATTCTTTGCATCAAGAGCCGCAGTGGACTGCCGGTATCAGCAGGCGGAGAATCGGGACGAGGAGTCCACGGTAGTTTACGATTTCTGCCTGAGATTTTCGCCCGATACGGTCATACCGGTTATGGGCTATGGCCGGGACCGTATGAGAACATCACTTTACAAGGTCCGGCCGGTGGTGGGCAAGGCATTAAAACGCTTCGATCTGAACGTCGATATGGGCAAGGACCGGCTCTGGCAGGTAATGTTCGATAAAGAAAAATCACCCGGCCCCGGGTATATGCACCTGCCGAATGATCTGCCGTACGAAATTTTAAGAATGTTAGCATCGGAAGCGCAGTTCGTCAAACGGGCACGGTCCGGCAGGGAGATAGTGACATGGCAAAAGAAGCCGGGCTTTCGCGATAATCATCCCTGGGATGCGAGCGTCTATTGCGACCTGGCGGCCGAGTTGGCCGGTGTGTTCGCATTGCAGGATATCGATTATGTAGAGATGATAAAAAGGGCACAAAAAGAAAATAAACAAGAACAGGGCCGAGCGGTCGGGCAGCGGACAATAAGAACTAAATATTAAGGAGTTTATATTATGCAAATATTTAGCGATGAACAAAGAAAAAATACGGAAAATGAGTTAGAAAAAATATATAACGAAAGACTTGAGAAAGTCGAGAAAAATACAAAACAGTTTTTGAAACAGAGAAGATTTAAGAGACTGATAATCAGTAATGAATATATATATATTTTTTTTGTAATACAAAACGGGTCGGAATATTTACAGATGCCTTTAATTGAAAATGTTCCGGATGATGTTACAATAATCAGGGTAGATTATGATATTAGGTTTGATGGATTTTCATTTATTTTAAGCCATCCTTCTTTTGAATCTATTCCGCAATATGCAGATATTCCCATCATCGAAATTGAAAATACAATAATGTTTAGAAACTCAAAATACAAAAAGATTGAAGGGTAAAATTATGTCGAAGAAAAAAGTAAAACAAAGAGCTGAAACACAGATTCAGCAGGAAACTTTACAGCAGGAAACCGAGTCTGAGGAAACAATTGAGACGCCGGAAGTAGAGGCTAAGGCGGGGAATAAATGGTCATTCCCCACGGTAAGCAGATGTCCGCGGTGCGGGACAACGGATACGATTTGCCGACGAACAGACAATAAATTAGGCCGTCAATATCGTATATGCAAAAGGGCGGTTTGCAGGAAAACATATACTGTGTTCGGCGAAAAAGTATAAAATACTTCCAAACTTGGAAGTATTTTCGGTTGAAACGGGTTTTAGGCTATTTTTTCATTGTGTAATATCCGCCATTATAGGAAATTTAATGATGACAATTGAATAAAAGGGCGATCAATCGGCCGCCGACGGGCGGCTATTGTTAAGAATATTAAACGGCAAGTTGGTGCCAACTCATCGACTTGCCGTTTTTTATTTGCCCAAAGAAAGGGCATTTATGTCACTTACCAGCTTATCGAGCTTAAGCGATGCGATAGGACAGTTGAATAATAATCTTCTATGGGAGGGGGATTCCACCAAGGCACAGAACGCGCTCGAGGCCATAAGATTTATTCTCGCAAACAGGCCGCTGCGAATAGCGGAGGAATCGCAGTCGATGGACTACGAATCGCTTAAGGACCAGGCCAAAAAAATAGAAGATTACCTCGGAAGCTCCACTACGACCGTTGAAAGAACAAGCTTCACACAGGGAAGGATGCTGATTTAATGCCTGCCGTAAGGACGCCAAAAAGAGAAGATACAGGGCACGATAAGATTACCATCGAGGGTCAGTTCGGCAGATATACGGCACTTGGTTTTCGATCGGCTTCGATTGCGGAGAGGGGGGGCCGCGGCCATTCCGGAGGCTCCGGCGATGCCCACAGCAGATACGACCGGCCGAGACTTATAAATCAGAGCAGGACCTTTTATCGCGATAACGGATTGTATAAGGGAATGATAGACCGGGCCATAGATTATATGGTCGGTTCCGGCTTCACGCTTCAGGTAAAAACCGACAATACAAATTTCAATAAAAAACTGGAGGGTCTCTGGAACTCCTGGAATTTCAAGCCTGAAATCAGGGGGCTGCTCCTGGGGTTCGAGACGGCACAGATGTTCCTCAGAGAGGCCATACTTTGCGGTGACATCGGTGCTATAAAAACGAATAAAGGCGTCCTGCAGATTATCGAGGCCGAGCAGATAAACGGCGGCAACCAGTCGAAGGACGGGATCGATAAAAATATATTCGGCGTTCCGACCGGGTACTGGGTGAGCGGCTATAACGATCACGGATATCTCAATACGACAACGTCGAGAAAAATTGACCCGGCGAATTTTCTTTTTATGACGAATCCGGACAGGCCCAGCTCCACCCGCGGGGTGCCTGCTTGCCAGAGTGTTTTTGCAATGCTGCACAGGATTAACGATGTCTGCGATTCGGAAGCGATTGCGATGCAGCTTCTGAGCAGGCTGGCGGTCGCAGTCACTCGTGAGAACGCGGACCAGAGGGCATTTATCGAAAGCAAGGAAGATCCTAAAAAAGCGGGGGCCGATACCACCGGCCAGCTGGGCTCGCGGCTGATGGAGCTCGAGTATGCCCTTATGTTCCACGCCCGGCCGGGCGAGAAGATCGAGGGGATTGAGCACAATATACCCGGCAAGAATTTTGGCGAGTCACTGAGACTGTTTTTAAGACTGCTGGGCCTGCCGCTGGGGCTGCCCCTTGAAATAGTCCTTTTAGACTGGACTAACAGTAATTATTCGCAGAGCCGGGCCGTATTGGAGCAGGCGTTTCAGTCTTTTATCAAATGGCAGAGCAAGCTCGACGGTTTTTATTACACACCTGCCTTCGAATGGAAACTTCAGGGCTGGAGAAGCTCCGGTCTTTTGGGTAATCGCAAAGAAATTCCATATTCATGGATAAAGCCGACCTTCCCCTGGATCGACCAGCTCAAGGAATGCCAGGCCAAGGGCATGATGATCGACCGGGCGTTAATGACTCATTCGGAGGCCTGCAAGAGCCGCGGGCAGGACAGGGACGATGTGATCGAGGGCAGGAAAAAAGAGGTCATCGAGGCGATAGAGATAGCCGGTGACATCAAAACAAGAACCGGCATGGAAGTTGACTGGAAGCTTTTCGCCGGTCTGGCTAACGAAAAGAACAGCGAAGCCAAAAAGACCAAACAGCCGGCGGACGATTCCGAAATAGATGAAGATACTGATAAGGGGCAAAATAATGAATGAGGCGATATTAACCGAGATGCAGAACCATAAATGGGTGATGGAGCCGACTGCATTAAAGGCGTTCATTGAAAAGATATCGAAACTTTCGGCGGTAAGCTTAATCACTTCGGTCAGCGTCGATATGCCTAAAAAGACTTTGCAGGTTGTCGGTGGGGTTGCAAAAATAAAGATCAGCGGTGTCCTGCTCAAGAGCGTTCCCGGCTGGATCAGATTGTTCGGATTCGATGCCACCGGCTACGATGAAATAACGGAGCAGATCGAAGAGGCCGTCAATGACAGTAAAGTTTCAGCCATCGAGCTTTTAGTTTCCAGTCCGGGCGGGATGGTGGCTGGAGTGACGGAGGCGGCCGATGCTATTTTCAACGCGAGAAAAATCAAGCCGGTAACGGCCGTGGTCGAGGACTTAGCGGCGAGCGGGGCATACTGGCTCACATCACAGGCACAGTCGATTTCAGCGGGCAGGGTCGCGGAGATAGGCTCGATCGGTGTCTATTCGGTTTATTACGACTGGACGGGATGGGAGGAGAAAGAGGGTATAAAGGCGGTTGTGATTCGAAGCGGTGAGCATAAAGGGATGGGAATGGATTCGATTACCGACAGTCAAAAAGCCG